GGCCGGCGCGGCGGCTGGTCGTCGCGCCGTGCGCTCCCGCCGGCGCCGGCGCGCCCGGCACCGGGCCGCCGGCGGCACGCCGGGGCCGCCGGGTGAGCCGCCAGAGCGCGCGCCGGCGGCGCGTCTGCCGTTCCCGCAGCCGGTGGACCCCGCGGCTAGACGCGCTGGCGGAGCGGCTGGTGCAGGAGACCGAGTCGTATCTGAGGGAGCGGTCGACGTGAGCGGGGTGCGGTGGCAGCTTCGGCCGCTGGAGACCTGGACCGGCCCGGAGACCGGCAACCGCCGCTCCTCGGCGGTGTTCCGGGCCAAATGGCCGGACACGGTGGAGCTGCTGTGCCGGGAGGTGGGGATGCTCGGCGGGTCGCTGGTGGTGGTCCAGCTCGACGTCACCGCCGAGCAGCTGCGCCGCGACGGGCAGCTGCGCGCCGGCGTCGGCGCGGCGGTGGACTTTCCCGGTGTGCGGGTGTCGTTCGACTCCCGACACGGGCCGCTGACCTACGCCACCGACGCCTACGACGACCCGTGGGACGGGGACATGCCGGGCTGGCAGGCCAACGTCCGGGCGGTCGCGCTGGGCCTGCAGGCGCTGCGCGCGGTCGACCGGTACGGCATCTCCTCGCGCGGGGAGCAATACCGCGGCTGGACCGCCATCACCGCCGGATCCGCCGCCCCGCCCGGGCCGCGCATGTCGGTGGAAGAGGCGGCCCGGCTGCTGGCCGGCTACCTCGACGGGCTGGACTGGCAGCATCTGCTCGGTGACCGCGACACGATCAGCCGGGCGTTCCGGGCGGCGGCCCGGGCCACCTCACCGGACACCGGCGGGGACCCGGAGCGCTTCGCCCGGGTGCTCGGCGCCCGGGACTGGCTGTACGCCGCGGCCGCGAACGCGCGGGGTGCCGATGCCCGGTAGCTGGCAGGTCGTCTACGACCGCAGCCCGTGCCCGCGCTGCGGCGCGCCGGCTGGGCAGCCGTGCCGCCGCCCGGGCGGAGAGGACGCGTCGGTGCCGCACGTGGTCCGATCGATCGCCGCGACCAGGGCGGCCCGTCCGGTCGAGGTGCCGTGGCTGGACCAGGGGCATCCGACCTGGCGGGCGTGCCCGGGCTGTGGTCTGGACTGCTCCGCGGTGCCTCTGGTTGAGGTGGTGGTCACCTTCGAGTTCTGCTCCTGCCTGCGCTGCGCGGATGTGCACCTGGTGGAGCAGCTGTGCCACCGGGCCTGCCTGATCCGCGGCTCGCCGCCGCGGCCACCCTGATCCGCGGCTCGCCGCCGCAGCCACACAGACCCCGCCGTCTCGACCGATCACCCGCTCTCGCCTGACCTCTAGCACGGAAGGAACCCGCCGCACGTGAGTATCGACACCTCCCACCAGCCGGGCCCGGCCGCGCCCGGGCCGCTGCAGGACTACGCCCACGACCAGTGGGTCGAGCTGCTGGGCCGGATCCGCTTCGCCTCGCTGCCGCCGCACCGACGCCGCTACCTCAACCCCCTCGCGGTGCACGCCGTCGGGGACCGGCTGGCCTGCTACGCCTGCCCCGACGGGGGCCGCATCGTCGCCGACACCGCCCGCCTGGCGGTGGAGCTGGAGATCTCCTACGAGCTGGCCGAGGCGGCGCTGCAGGTGCTGGTGGGGCTGGGGCTGCTGCGGCTGGTGTCTTGCGGCGGGCGACCCGGCCGCGCCGACGAGTACCACCTGGCCGCCCCGCCCGACGGCTTCGGCGACGTGGTGCAGGTGTGGCCGCCCGAGCGGTACACCGCCGAGGTGGCCCGCATGGGCGAGGCCGCCGCGGCGCGAGGCTAGCCCCCGCGCGCCGGATGCTCGTCCCCGCACCCCCCCGGGCCCGGCCGTCCCTTCCCTGACGGCCGGGCCGCCCGCACACCCCACATGGACCCACGTGATACAGATCAAGGAGGTGGACGGATGCCACAGGGCGATGCCACCGTACGGCAATGGACCGACATTCTTGGCCGGGTGCGGTTCGGCTCCCTACCGCCTGACGGCCGCCGCAAGCGCAGCCCGCTGGCGATCAACGCCGTTGCGCAGCGGCTGGCCACGTACGCCGACGCGGACGGCTCGCGCGTCTTCCCGGGCCTCGTGCGCCTGGCCGTCACGCTGGAGATCGAGTACGAGACCGCCAAGGACGCCGTCGCGGTGCTGCGCGACCTGGGCCTGATCCGCCTGGTCCGCCGCGGCCGCGGCCCGGGCGACAGCAACGAGTACCAGCTGTGCATCCCCGACACGCTGCTGGAGCACGACGACCTGTACTGGTCCCCCGGCCGGCTGGACGCCCACGTCGAGCGGATCGCCGCGAAGAAACGCGGCCGGTACCGGGCCCCGCACACGGCCTCACACGCGCCACGCAAGCCAGCCCTGCGGGGTCCTATCAACCCCGCAGACGCCGCCACTGTCACCGAACCTGCGGGGTCCGACGCACCCCGCAGCCCCGCCCCCGATCCGAACCTGCAGGGTCCGGTCGACCCCGCAGACGAGGAGCCGGTGCTTGGACCTGCGGGGTCAACCGCACCGCCGCCCGAGGCACCTGCGGGGCGAATCGTCCCCGACCTGCGGGGTCCAGATACCCCCGCCACCCACCACCCACCCACCACAGGAGCTACCCACCAGCTGACGACCCAGACCTCGGTACGGCCGTCACCCAGTCGCGCGCCGCGCGAGGCCGCCGAACCCGATCCCCCGCCGCCGACACCCGAGCGCTGCAAGCACGGGCTCACCGCCGCCCGACGAGCCGACGGCCAACCCGCCTGCGTGCTGTGCCGCCGCGGGTTACCCCCGTCCGGTCCGGACGTGCCCGACCGCGCCGTCGCCCGCATCCGCGCGCCGTACCGCCGCCGCTTCGCCCACCCGCCGACCGAGCCGCCACCTGGGCCCGGCCGTCTCGCTGAGGTCGTTCCGCTGCGGAGGCCCGCGTGATCCCCGTACGCGTACCACCCGGCCTGCGGCCCTACGTCGTCCGCGCCGGCATCACCGTCGCCGCCGACCACCCGCTGGCCAACGACCTGTGCCCGTGCTGCGACGAACCGCTGCGCCTGTGCCCGGTCTCGCTCGTCTACGTCGGCCGCCACCCCGACGACCACGGCCGCTGGACCGCCGCCGCCGTGGCGGTTCACGACGACTGCGCCGCCCCGCCACCGGCGCTGACCACCGAGGAGGCGCCGCATGCCCAGCCCTGACCCGATGCCCGACCGGCGCGCCTTTGCGGGCAACTCCCAGCAGTTGTTCGAGGCCGTCGCCGACCAGCTCGTCAAGCTGCGCGCCGACGACACCACCAAGCACGACGTCCTGGCCGCGGTGATGGACCGCGTCGGGGTGCCGATGATGTCGATCCAGCGGTACCGGCGGGACCGGGCGATCATCGCCCTGTTCGCCGAGCGTGGGGTCCGGCTGGCGACCGACCAGGAGAAGGCGGGGCACGCCGATGCCTGAGCCGGTCGACAGCCAGCCGTTCGGCGAATGGTGCGTGCTGGAGCTGATGGGCCACCGCCGCCTGGCCGGCTACGTCCGCGAGGTGCAACTGGCCGGCGCCGGCTTCCTGCGCCTGGACATCCCAGCCGCCGACGACGACCCGGGCCGCACGCAGTACATCGCGCCGGGTTCGGTGTACGCGCTGCACCCGGTCAGCCAGGAGACGGCCCGGCGCGCGGCGGGGGCGTGGCGGCCGCCGCCGGTGCAGCGGTGGGAACTGCCCGCCGCGCCGGCCGAGGCGCGTGTCTGCTGCCCTGACGGCCGATTCCACCCGTGCCAGGAACACGACCCCGAGGGGTACGCCACATGGGCCGAGGAAGGTATGGCCACGGCCGCTGACCCGGACCCGGACTACGGCAGGGACCTGGACGACGATGACGCGGAACCAGGCCGATGACACCGGCCCAGTTCGTCGGCGCCTTGCGGGCGCTGTGTCGGGCGCTGTGGGAGCAGTTCCGGAGGGCGCGGCCGGACCGGGACCGGCCGGCATGACCGACCGGACCGTGCAGCTGATCAGCCGGATCGACCAGGTCGTGGCCGAGTTCGAGGCGCTACGCCGGCAGGCGGCATACCTGGCTGCGCCGCTGCCGCATGTGCCGCATGTGCCGCCGGAGCTGCCGCTGGAGCGGTGGCAGGTGCGGGCGCAGACGGCGGCCGCTCGCGCCGCCGCCCCGCCGGCGTGGCGGCGGGTCCTGGCCTGGCTGGAACGGTCCCGATGATGACCGACGACGGGGACGTACCGATCGAGCTGCTCACCGTCGAGCAGCGGGAGTTGGTCAACGAGAACCTCGCCGCCGCTGGCCGCTACCTTGACCGGCTCGTTGCGATGCTGCGGGAGCATCGCGGCGAGTGCGCCGACAGGGCCTGCGTGGCCGCCGACTACAGCCACGTCGTCGCAGCGCTGGCCGACCGCGACTCGGCGCTGCAGGTCCTGCACGTCGCGGTCGAACGCCTGGCGGCGAGTGATCCCCCCGGCGCGATGTAAGGACCAGCCGCCCGGCACGGGCCTTAGTGGGATGGGAATCGTCGCACGCTGGACGTACCGTGGATGCACAGTCCCTCCGCAGGGAGGTGGGCGCCATGGCTATGGCGGTCCCGGACTCGCGGGCAGGTCCTGGTAGCGGCAGCCGGGACATCGGGTGAGCGACCAGGCCCGGATGCTGCAGGACATCGCCGACGTCGCCGACGCGTTGACCGAGCCGCATCGGCACCTGGAGCCGGTGTACGACACGGACCGGCACCGCAACCGGCGGTTGCGCCGGGTCTGGCCCAGCAGCCAGCCGGGGCTGCTGCAGGCGTTGTGGGAGGCGATCGAGCCCGGCCGGGCCGCGGTCGACAAGGGCCGGCCGGCCGGCGGGTACCGCTCGGTGCCGCCGCTGTGCCTGGAGGCGGTGTCGCGGTACGTGTCGATCCAGATCGGCGTGGTCCGGCTGTGCTGGTCGCTGGATGTGCGGCTGCGTGACAGCACCGCGTCGTCGATCCGTGCGCTGGTCGGCGCCGCCGCTCTCGCGGACTCGGAGGCCCAGGCGTTCGTGCTCGGCGAGCTGCGCACCTGGCGCACCTGGTGCGCGGTCATGACCGGCTGGCAGACCCCGGCCTACGCGCCGACGGTGCCCTGTCCCGCCTGTGACCGGGCCAACGCCCTGCGGATCAACCTCGGCCGCAAGACCGCCATGTGCATCGCCTGCGACGCCTGCTGGGATCCCGGCACGATCGGGGTGCTCGCCAACTACATCCGCGCCGCCACGGAGGCCGCGTGAGACGCGACGGACTGTGGCGCGATCCACGACTGGGCCGAGATCACCCGCGCTCGTACCGTCGAGCCGGTGGCCTACGTGTGCCGGGCCTGCGGCGAGCGGCGGCCGCGCGGCTACGCGATGATCCGGACCGGCGGGCTGGCCGATGACCTGCGCGCCGACCTCGAGTGGCGCGGCTTCGAGATCGTCGAAAGCCCCTATGTCTATGTCGACGAAGGTCAGGTCAAAAGGTCATGTTGTTCGACGGCCGCATCTGGCCCAGCCTGGAGGACACGGTCTTCTGTCTGGAGCTGCCGTGAGCGCTTGTGGAATGTCCGAATCTGACGCATCATCGCGGGTAGACCAGTCTGCCCGGGCGCCGGTGAGCTCCACGCTCCCGGCGCTCGCTGTCTCCAGCCGAGAGGGGACCCTGCGGTGATCGCGACCAAGGAGCAGCACATCGCCGAGGCCGAGCGGCTGCTTGACGGCCTGCAGGATCTGGTGCACCTGGCCACCACGAAGGGCGTGCCGATGGAGGTCGTGCCGGCCGCGTCGGTGGTGATCGCCTACGCGCAGGCGCACGCGGCGGTGGCGCAGGCGTTCGGCGGCGTCGCGCACCCTCGCAGGCTGGAGGCCGCGCGGGCGCATGTGGCCGAGGGGGAGACCGACCTCGCCGACCGGCTGGCCAGCGTGCCGCAGCCCGGCTCGCGGCTGGTCGTGCCGCAGATGGTCCAGCCGCTGCCGCTGCCGTAGTAGATGCCGATCCTGCACCGCTGCGCCGGGGTACCCGGGCAGCCGTGCCGGGTGCTGTGCGAGGGCGTGCGCTGCCCGGTGCACCAGGCGGCGTATGAGACCGCCCGTACCCGCCGTAAGCGGCAGGTGCGGCCCTACACCGCGGCCGAGCGCAGGCGCCGGGCGCTGGCGGTGCAGGCGTGGGTGGCGGAGAACGGGCCGGTCTGCCCGGGCTGGCGACGCCCGGCGCACGCGGTGCCGCGCGAGGAGCTGACCGCGGACCACCCGGACCCGGTGGCGGCCGGCGGCGACGAGGAGCAACCCCTGGAGGTGCTGTGTCGATCGTGCAACGGCGCGAAGGCTGACAGCGTCGAGCTCGACGAGCTTCGCGACTGCGAGCTGGACAACGACGAGCACGTGTGATCTGACCAACCCCCGGGGGGTGATGTCCGTTTCGCCCGGCCGGCGCGTGACCCCCCTTACCACCTCCCCGCGCGTCGTCTCAGGTTCGAGCTCCGTTTTCGGTGACAGTCAGTGACGAAATCGATGATCGCCACTTCGTGAACGGAGGGTGATCATGGTCAGGAGGAGCGGACCGTCGCCGCAGCCGCCAGCGCTGAGGCTGATCAAGGGCCGCGGCGCCGGCCGGGACTCCGGCGGCCGCCCGGTCACCGCGGCCGCGGTCGGCTGGGTACGGCTGCCGCCCGACCCGCCGGCCTGGCTACCCGCCGAGGCCCGCGCCGAGTGGCAGCGGGTGGTGCCGGAGCTGCAGCGGCTGCAGCTGCTCAAGCCCCTGGACCGCGCGGCGCTGACCGCGTACTGCCTGACCTGGCAGCGGCTGGTCGACGCGCAGGCACAGATCGCCGGCGGCAAGCTGACCACGGCCGGGTCGCAGGGGCAGCTGGTCGAGCACCCGGCCGTGAAGATCTTTCAGGCGGCGAGCAAGGAGCTGCGGGCCTGGTGCCACGAGTTCGGGCTGACCCCGTCCGCGGAGAACGGGTTCACTCCGGCCAAGCCCGACGACAATGGCGACCAGAACAACCCGTTCGCGGGCCAAGCCGCCGGCTGAGGAGCAGCTGCCCGAGCAGTCCAGCCTCGACGCGCTCAAGCTGTCCCCCGAGGTCTGGTGGTACCTGGTCTCGCGCGGCATCCCGCTGCCGCAGCCGCACCAGGTGCCGCTGTGGAAGACCCCAGAGCCGCGCGAGGTTCCGGGCGCCGCGTTCGACCCCGAGCGGGTCGACCGGGTCCTGGCCTGCTTCGGGCAGCTGCGCCACACGCAGGGCCGCTGGGCCGGCAAGACGCTGCGGCCGGACCCGTGGCAGGTGGCCTACATCCTGGCCCCGGTGTTCGGCTGGGTCCGCTTCGACGACGAGGCCGGCGCCTGGGTCCGGATCATCCGCGGTGCGCACGCCGACCTGCCGCGCAAGAACGGCAAGACCACCCTCGCCGGCGGCATCGCGCTGTACCTGACCGGCGGCGACGGGGAGGCAGGCGCCCAGGTCCTCGCCGTCGCGGCCAGCGAGAACCAGGCCGGGTACTGCTTCGGCCCGGTCAAGTCCCTCGCGGCGAACTCCCCCGGCCTGAAGCGCCACTTCCGCGCCTTCGCCAAGAAGATCGTCCACGGGCGGTCCGGGTCCTACTTCGCCGTCGTGTCCAGCGCCGCGGCGCTGTTGCATGGCGCCAACGTGCACGGCGCGGTCGTCGACGAGCTGCACGTGCACAAGACCCGCGACGTGGTCGACGCGGTGGAGACCGGCACCGGTGCCCGCACCCAGCCGCTGGTGTTCGTCATCACCACCGCCGACGAGGGCCGCCCGGGCACCATCTACGCCGAGAAGCGCGCCTACCTGGAAAAGCTGGCCCGCGGCGTGCTGGTCGACCCGACGTTCTACGGCGTCGTGTGGGCCGCGGCCGGGTCGGAGCGGGAGCTGGCCGAGGCCGGCCTGTCCCCGTTCGACGAGGAAGCGTGGCGGCGGGCCAACCCCGGCTACGGGATCAGCCCGACGAAGGCGTTTCTGGAGGCCGAGGCGAAGAAGGCCCAGGATGCGCCGGCGAACCTGGCCCGGTTCTTGCGGTTGCACCTGGGGATCCGGACCAAGCAGGCCACCCGCTACATCAAGCTGGAGGTCTGGGACCGCAGCGCCGGCGCCGTCGAGGAGGCGCGGCTGGCCGGCCGGCAGTGCCACGGCGGCCTGGACATGGCCTCGGTCAACGACGTGACCGCGCTGTGCTGGGTCTTCCCGGACCGGGAGGCCGACCGGTACGAGGCGATCTGGCGGTTCTGGCTGCCGGAGGCCGCGCTGGCGGAGCTGAACCGGCGCACCGCCGGCGCCGCCGACGTCTGGGTGCGCGACGGGTGGCTGCACACCACGGCGGGCGCGACGTTCGACACCGCGGCGGTGAACGCTCGGCTGGACCTCGACGCGCAGACCTTCGGCATCCTCACCGTCGGGTTCGACCGGTGGGGCGCCAACGACGTCACGAAGAAGGCCTCCCAGGCCGGCCTGACGCTGGTCCCGGTCAGCCAGGGATTCGCCTCGCTGTCCGCGCCGCTGAAGGAGCTGCTGCGGCTGAGCCTGGTCGGCAGGTTCGTGCACGGCGGTAACCCGGTGATGCGGTGGATGGTGGACAACCTGGCGGTGGCGATGGACCCGGCCGGCAACGTCAAGCCGGACAAGGCCAGCGCCGCCGACAAGATCGACGGCGTTTCCGCGGCGGTGATCGCGCTCAAGGAGTGCATGGACGCCGAGCTCGCCGAGAAACCGAACCCGCCGGCGGCCGCGCCGGCCGCGCCGCCGCCGGACCCGCGGTCGGTGTTCCGGCCCTCCGGCCGGCTCGGAATCTAGGCCCGGTCGGGCGGATCTGGGAGGACCCCGATGAACTACGTGCGTGTGCCGGTACCGCGGATACCGCCGGGGCTGGGTACCAACCTGCTCGGCGCCGCCGGGCTGGTCGCGATCGTCGCCGCGATCGCCGCACTGGCGTCGTGGAAGTGGGGGCTGCTCGCCGCCGGGGTCTTCGCCGTCGCCCTGACGATGGTCGCCCAGTACCAGCAGTCCGACCCGGTCGGCGCCGGCGCCGCCGAGCAGCCCGCCGCGCCGGCGGCGCGCTCACGCATCGAGGCCGAGGCGGAACGGGTCGTCGCCGAGGCGCGCCAGCAGCTGGACGCGGCCCGGGCTGAAGCGACACGCTGATGCGCCCCTGGTTCGTCCCGGCCCGCCGCGCCGCGCCGGCGCAGCGGGCGATGGAGGCCACCCCGGACCAGCTGATCGCCGCCGGGGCGGTGGTCGGCTCCTGGGGCCGCGACCCGGTCGACGACGACGCCGGCTGGCGGCTGGCCGGCACCGCCGGGCGGGAGGTGCCCTGGTGGTCACAGGAGAAGGCCCGGGCGTTCTCGATCGCCGCGTACCGGATCAACCCCATGGCCAGGGCCATCGTCGACACCTACACCAGCTTCTGCGTCGGGGACTCCGGCGTGAGCCTGTTGTGCTCCAACCCTCGGGTGAAGGAGGTCGCCGAACAGTTCTGGACCGACCCGCGTAACTGCCTGCACCAGCAGGAGCTGTTCCTGCGTGACCTGATGCTCAACGGCGAAACCGCCTGGCAGATCCTGCAGGGCGCCGGCTCCGGGGTGCTGAGGTTCTCCCCGTTCGACCCGTCCTGGATCGCCAACGTGCGGCTGCTGAACGGCAACCCGCTGTGGCCCTCGCACGTGGTGCTCGGGCCGGACATGACCTCCGGCACCGAGGACCGCGAACTGTCCGTGGTGATGGTGGACGACCAGTCCGGGCTGCGCGACGGCGAGTGCGTCTTCTGGACCCCGTGGAAGGCGCTGGTCACCGACCGGCGCGGCATGCCGTTCCTGTCCCCGGTGCTGGACCAGCTCGACGCCTACGACACGATC